CCAAAATATTGCCTAAAAACTAAAGTAAATGCCATTTCTCCACATGAAAATAATCGCGTCTTTCCTTTTTCAACTTTATCCAGAGTTCTTCGTTCGTCTTTGAGAGTATCGGTCCATACGATAGAAGGGCGTTCTCCTTTTATACACTTCTCCATGATTTGGTTACATTTAGCTTTCAATTCAGGATTATCATATATATAATCGGTTTCACCCAACCATTGAGTCTTACCTTTGCCTCGCTTATCCCATCCGTAGCCAGGTGATGTTGAACGTTTCATCGGAGGATAACAAGCATCCCCCTCAACGCCAGAAATTCCCTCCTCATACGTAAGTACTCTCTTGTCACTCGCTCCCTTGTGAGCAGCTAGTAACTGAGAATAATCTTTCATACAAGTTTTAAGAATATCTTCATCAAGTGGTTTTGAAATAGGACTTGCTTTGGCGCGAGCATTGACCATTGGATCAATCTTCTCTCCTTCCGAATTAACAAAAGTTCCTAATCTAGCTGGTGCCATAGTAGGTTCTTGAATTACTCCATAAACAGGAGAAGGAGAAATACGAGATTTAACATTTACATGAATACGTTCAGGTGCTTTACCAAAATGATAGAAATTCCCTTCAAATGGTTTTTCACGAGTCCACACAACTTCATTATCGGATGTTTGTTCGACAACAAAATTGTTATCCTCAATACAAGGTAAATCTGGAGACATCAGTGACTCAGGGTAATCTAATTGCAACTTAGTAATAAGTGCAGAGAGAAAACCCTGTGTCACCGGTGTACCAAACCCGGTGTATCGAGGTGCTACAGTTCCACCGCTGTGTATACCAAAAATCTTATTATTAAAATTTTTGTCAAATGCAACGAGAACCGCACCACAGTCTCCTGGTGTAGTTTGAATGTTATATTTAAATACTTTACGCACCTGCAATATAACTTTCTTGCCATCATCTGCTTCAAAGTCTTGATCTAAAGCCACAACATCGTTTCCGAAATATTGGCGAGCAATGACTTTGTCGTTACAAGGCACATAACCGATAGCTGAAATCTGATCGAGACTGTGAAATTTCGAAAAATCGTCACCGGTCATAAATTTAGAGGTGATATCTCTATGTTGATGAATCTCACGTGGTAATTCTAGAATCATAACATCTCGTCTGTAGAAAGGACTTGATGAATCATCTATAAATGCATAATTACACTTTTGGAGATTAAACTCAATACCCTCGAAATAAGAATTACGTATTCTCCATTTAGCTTCATCTTTAAACATCAATAAGTGTCTATTGACAATAGCCAGACGTCCTTTAATA